CCGATACGCTTGGCTTCTTCGATGATAGCCAACCGGAGTTCGTCTTGCATTGTTACTCCTGTTTGTTAGGAATAGCTCCCCTATCCTTGAGGAACTGTATTACTTCTTCGTCGCTCTTGTCCTGTAGCTCAGGGAAGAACGACCGTGCAGCATCGATGCGCTCATCCAGAGTAGCCGTGCCTTCTTGGACCTTAGTGGTCGGAGAAGCATCGATCTCCTTCTGTGTAGCCGTAGACACAGCTTCATCGGTAGACTTGGCGTTGGCCGCGTCTTCCATCTCGATGATCTCAGCAGGGGTTGCTGGACGCTTGATGACCTTCTCAGTACCCGGAGAGAAGAATGTATCGATACCGCGACCATCGATCACGATCTCCTCGATCATGACCTTCTTACCAGCAGCATTGATAAACCGTTCCTGATAGACTTCAGCAGGGATTGTAGCGCGGGCATTACGAACCTTACGGAAGGCGTCAACGTCATCCTTGCGAATGACAAACGTCTTCGTGCGGTCCACTTCTCCGCGCGGTCCCTTGGCATAGAAGGGGTTGCCTGTGTTCATGTCGATAAGAGCGTATCCATCAGGCACCTCGATCAACGTGACGTTCTCAAGGTCTTCCACTGGCGGGTACATCTTGCCACCAATCTTTGGAACGATGTCCTCGATGATGCCCTTGATGTCCTCTCCTGTGTTATCCCCCCACCCCATGATCCGCTTGGGGATGTACATACGACCAACCTTCACGTGGTTGGTGTTCACCCACTCAGCAGCCTGTTCGACAACACTCTCATCCTTGACATCAGCATCAGCAAGGGCAAGCGTCTGGAGCCTCTTACGGAGAAGCTCACCACCTTGAACGCTTCCCATTCGTTCCACAAAGGACGCATTATGGTTCCACCCATTGCGGACTTGCTCGACATCTGCGAATGCACGGCCAGGTCTGTCAGGATCACTCATCAGCATATAGGTCTGACGAAGAGCTTCCTCGTTGGTTAGTCCTGAGGACTTCTTGAGGGCAAAGACATCCACGAACGTCCTCCCACCCTCAGGGGTGATAGAGTTGACGAACGGGATTTCACCTGTCTCCAGCAGTGCTCCAAGCAGTTCAGCGGTAGCCTTGTCCTGATCGGACAGTCCTTCCTTCAACTTCTCTGCGCTATTAGCCAGCATCAGTTGGGAAATCTGATCCTTCCACCTGTCTGTCTTCAGTTGTCCCTTCTTGAGGTAGGGCGTCATGAATAGGACCTGTGCTTGGATGTTACCGGGGAACTTCTGTTCAGCGGCTGCGAACAGAGCGTTGGTAGCTTCCTTCTTCACCTCTTCAGCGGAGAAGGTAGTGGTCTTACCGGGTTCCTTGTCGCTGGCGATTTCCACACCGTCGATCAGGGCAGACACTCCTGCACCACTGGAGGAACCAGTCTCGATATCACTCAAGACCTCCCCAATGACAGAGTGTTTCTGTTCAACATGCGCCTGTTGCGCCTGTACCTTCTGCTGGGCTTTGATCTTCTCAGCTTCAAACCGCTGCTTTAAGTTCATCAACTGATCAGGGGTGAAGTAGTCTTCAGCCTTCTTCTGGAACTCATCCATCTGTGCGGAGGTTGCCGTCAGAGGGTTAGCCATGAACGTATTGTTGAACTCAGTCTCAAGCTCAGACGTTACCTTCCAGTTCCGTACACGGAAGTTGGTGTCCATAGCATCGAGTAGCGACTGTGCCTGAGTGGTGTATTTGGGATTGTCGTAGAGAGAAGGGATTTCACCAGTGGAGGGAGCATCAGAAACAACTCCACCAGCCATGCCTTCAATGATGCCTTCCTTGTACCACTGAGGTGCGCTTCCGTTGTTGCTCTCTGACTTGTTCCACATGACGTAGATACCATCAGCGACCTTGGCGTTTGGGCTGTTGGTATACCCTTCAGCCATATCGACATGGATGGCGTTCATTCCATCATAGCCAATGATACGCTTGAAGCCAGCAGCGGAGAGGGACGCTACAAGCTTCTTCTTCTCAGCGTCAGTCATCCCTGCCATTGAGATGTCCAAGGCGTCTCCGTGCATATGGCGGCTACCCTTGGCACCACCAACAGAAGCATTGTACTCCTTGCTACGGTGACCTGACTGCACTACCAGTTCACGACCAAACATCGCAGAAGCCTTACGGGCGCGATCCGCCACATCAGACTTCACACCAGCCATCTGCCACTGCTTGTCGTAGCGGATAGAGCCACCAGTGGTGTTCCTCGCGGGAGCAGTATGGTCCACAGGACGAGGCATCTTCAGAAGACGTTCAGCGAGTTCTCTGTCTTCCTTGGTTGCGTTAGGGTTGTTCGTGAGGCTTTCGACATACCCAAGGATCAGCTTGTCTCTGTCCTCGCCACTCATGCTCTTCCAAGGAGCAAGGCTCTGGAGTTCGCGGAAGATGCTTGCTGACATGATGGAAGGGGAGATACCCTTGTTCTGTCCGTCAGCAACCATGTTGGTAATATGGGAGGTGATAAGATCAACCTTCTCAGCGGCAAACTGCTTCGACGTTTCCACGCCATGAGCATTAGCCATCCGAGAATTATAAGGCTCCACAGCTTTGTTGAAGTACCCAATGAACTTCTCGTCGTTGGCATAGCCGGGGAAGTTCTCTTGAACGAACTGAGCCTGTTTACCAGACACGAAGTCTTGGAAGCTCCCCTGCTTGTCCCACTCTTCGTAGAGCGCAGGGAGGTTTTCACTCCACTTTACTGCCATCTTGTCAGCGAACATCAACTGCATCTGTTCAGCACTGTACTTCTGAGGATTAGCAGCCATGTCTGCCATCAACTCATCAGGGGACTGGCCCATCGCATAGTTGGCGGCAGTGGTTCCTGCCTTGTCGCGCTCCTGCTTTGCGTAGGCAGCGTTGTTTGCAGCGAAGCGACCAAAGCTGGTACTGAGACCTGACAGGGCATCAGCGATACTCATGAGGTTCTTCCCGGCCCCTTCACGATTGACGGGTGCGACAGGGACTACATTAACTACAGGAGCGGGATTAAGTTGCCCTTCCCGTTCAAACTCGCGCACCTGTACGCGACCAGGACTTGCCATTAAGCGTATCCTCTCATCTGGTTGTAGGTTTGAGCAGCCTCAAGTCCCTGTCCAGCGATGCGGATAGCAGCATCCAAGAAGGACGGTTTGGTAGGCTTAGGCATGGAATTTATCTGCGACTGCGCTTGGTTCTTGGTCTGATCCATAGAGGCCCAGAGGTAGTCACGGTTCATTTGATAGTTCTGATCGACAGCGTCATTGAACCGTCCCTGCTTCGTGTAGTAAGAGGCAAGGAACTGGTTGACTGATAGACCCTGTACGCCGCTCTCGCCAGCAGCGACAGCAGCCGTAGCGCGGCCTTCCATCGCATCGACGTTGGCGTTCTGCTTCTCCATTGAAGCCGCTGCGCTTTCCTGACGCCAGCGGTTCTGAGTGTGCGCGTACTGTTCACGCGCCATCTGTTGTGCGTTCTTGGCGTTCTCGTTGTACATGGCTTGCTGCGCCTTGTACTGCTGTTGCTGTCCGATGAAACCAGCCACAGTGGAGGCTGCACCGATTGCAAGCTGCAAGCCCGCCATAGCACCAGCACCTAGCATGATGCACATTTAGTTGCTCCTGTAAAACCTATAGAACGGGACATTACGATCAGTCCCAATGAAGTGAGGGGTGAACTCGATTGTGAACCCCATGTAGGATAGCCACATGACATGGGTAGAGTTCCTCACATCAACGTAGTTTGTTAGGTAGCCGTACCTGTCAGTCCATTCACGGACCTTCTTCCGGCCTTCCTTGACGAGAGACTTGCCATACTTGCTGACAAGGGGAGTACCGAGCATCCACGGTATACCCTCCCCAACACCAGCGATGAGAATAGGATGACCATCAGGGCGGGTAGCGATGAACGCTTCGTCGCTGGTACGGATCGAATACTCGATGGCAGACTTCTCGTCCCATCCAAGCATAGCAGTGATCTCGTTCTTATCTGCTTCACGGAGAAGCGGGGCGATGATGGCAGCGTCCATTACAGACGCCGCCCTGATGATGTAGGTCATATTCTCCTAGTCTTGGGATACCAGAGACCAACCCATTCGGCACTGATGATGCCTGATGGGACAGCCTGGTCATTGAGGATGTCGATTGCTACGCGAGTGTTCTCGCACTTCACGGGGAAGGAGTAGTCACTCTCCTCCAAGACAAGCTCCTTAGTCTTCATCATGGGATCATCAAGTGACCATGCGTTGACTGCGCTGTCGTAGGTGAACTTGGCCCTGTTCTCAGGTGTCACCTCTACAGTGAAGTAGGCGGTGTCGGAGAACGTGAGCCTCATACGGAGGATTTGAGTGCGGCCTTCAGTGATAACAAGAGGACCACTATCCCCGTTCTTCCTGACATACAGCGGGGAGAACCTGTAGCGGAACGTATACGGGAAGCCAGCGTAGACCTTCTCGTTTCTGGTATCACCCTCCAGTCGGATGGTGGTTCCAGTGAAGCTGTCTACCAGCAACTTGTGTCCCGGCTCGTAGGCTCCAGTGCCAGAGTAACCAGTCCACGCCTCGACACCCGATGTCACCGTGTAGGGCATCGTGTAGGAGGTGCGGTCATTACCAACATCATAGGAACCACCAGACAACTCAACGCGCTGGTCGAGGTAAATCTGGAAGGTCATTCCAGTGTCCACGGCATCCACCTGACAGGGAACCTTCACGATACGGACATCAGTCCCATCCAGAAGGACAAGCCATAGGTCAGTGTCAATGAAGTCACAGGACAGGATGGTCGCTCCGAAGTCCCAGCGGCTCCACGAAGCCTGAGGTTTCTCTCGTCCAGACCAGTAGTACTTGTACACATAGAGACTGCTCTGGCGTTCCGTGGATACCCCAACAGTCATGTTGAGTTCAGTCGAGGAGGTCATCTTGAAGATGTCCTTTGGAACGTAGTCAGGGCAGTGGGAGTTCGCTTCAAGAGGTGTCTGGATAGTTCCAGTCTCATCAAGCCACAACTCTCGCACCACAGCGCGGTCATTGTCCTTACCCACCCAGTACATGAAAGAACCGGAGGACACGGGTTTACACCCAACGTCCACTGAGAACTCACCAAGGAGCCTGATGGCTGCACTCTTGGGGGTCAGTAGATCACCACCAGTGATGCGGAACTGAGCGTTCTCAGCGAAGCACAAGAGGTCACCATTGAAGGATGAGGCGTACCTGAGGATGGCAACCTTGGGGAACGAGGAGCCAATATCGATGGGATCAGTGTCGAGGATCGTCGTGAGCGTCCTGCGCCAGAAGTTAAAGAAGTCACCTGAGGCAGACATGATGGTGTTCTCTCCTGCAACGAAACCAAGTCTGTTGCGGTGGAGGAAGACATCGTTGACGGTCTGACCGATGAAGGAGGGTTCCGGGGACTTCTCCTCGTCACCTACCAGTCGATCACCCCACGTAGCTCTCTTGAACGTGAAGGTGCCATTGCTCTCACGGACGAGGATGTGGGGCATGGTCGCTGCATCAAAACCTAGCTTGACACCAGGCTTGCGCGTCTCCTTCCACACACGGCCATCACTCTCGTACTTGACCCAGTAGTTGTCGAAGTTGTTGGAACTCTCTCCAGAAATCTCGACCACCATATCGTTCTCAGTATACTCAGGGAGATTAGAGAAACGCTGTGTCTTCCCCTTCACGGACTTCATGGCGTTGTTGTTGAAGCCATCGTTGGTCGTGATGGTGAAGTCTGTTGAGGAGTTCTTGATGTAGATAGAGTTACCGTAGCGGGTTACCGTCCACGGTGCAGAAGCAGCAATACCCGTACCGCTTGCTGCCGTGTTATCATACTGAGAACCTCCAGCACCAAACTCTCCTTGGAACGAACCATCACCAGAGTTGGAGTAAGAGTTGGTTAGACCATACGCAAGAGTTTGAGCGATGACAGTTGTATCGATGTACTGTAGATGGAAACGGTTACTTCCATCAGGTGTGGTACACTGTGCCCTAGTGGAGCCATTGATGATGATCTCATACTTACGGGCGTAGTTACCCGCCATGACAGCAACGAGAGCTTCAAAGGGACGAGTAGGCTCCGTATTACTCCGCATCGCAGTCACTACGGACTTGTTGGAGATGAACGTGTAGTCAGCGATGGTGGTGACAGCGAAGCCCTTCTTTGGGTCACTGTTGTTGAGGTAGGTCTTCCCGTTGGGGAAGTTGACGGTCTTCTCGTTACCAACAAGATCGAAGACCTTGAGGTCACCGTTGGTGATGAAGACTACGTAGCGTTCTACGGCGTCACGGTTGATGATGTGAGTGAATGCAGAAGAGGCACCAGTGACAGCACCTACGTTCTTGATGAGGTGTGCCGGGGGTCGCTTGAGAAGACCCTTGGTGAGGGTAGAGTACCCGTTGATCTGTTCATCCCCCTGAGTGGCCAATCTCAGGGATGCAGCTTGGGTGCTTACCCCGTTAAGCAGATTGGGGATAGAGGAGGTGAATGCCGACATTAAATTCTCCTGCGGGCCATCTCTAGTCCAGCGGTACTGTCGCGGAACATGTTATAGTCAGAGGCTTCAGCGTCTTCCTTCAGAAGCTCCAGCCATGCTTCGTCCTTGCGGCGTTGAGTGAAGGTATGTCTGATCTCTGAAGCCATATCCGTGTCAGTGAACTCCAATCCTGCACATGCAGTGATGTAGTCACGGGCAGTCTGCGGGAGTTCCTCCCATGCAAGACCGAGAACGAGGTCTACCTTCACGCTTTCAGTGAAGACAAACGTGTGATCGTTGGGATCGTACAGCTTAGTACCACGCTGAACCCACGGCTTCTCCCACCTATCGTCCCCCACAGGGTCCACTCTAAGTGTGTTAGCGGGGAGGATTAGGTTACTGTTGCCGTCTGGCGTGATCTCGTATTCAGCGTCTGTGTTGAACCACCAGCCTCGCTTCTGTACCTTGCGGGAGTGGTCACGGAGAAGCCGCACACACTGTTGCACATCAGCGTTGCCAGTGTCGATCGAAGACACCTGGCCCTCACCGATAGCATTCAGCATCTCGTTGATGGCTTCTAGTTCTGTAGTGAGAGCAATAGCGTCCATGTTGTCCAAAGAAAAAAAAGCCGAGGACCACCCGAAGGCGATCCCCGGCGGGGTTAATGTTGATTAGGCGCTCTTGAACTCGAACGCGCATTCGGGCCGAAGCAGACCATGGCCACACGCATACTTAGCAAGCAGCAGCGTGGACTGACGGCGAGCATCCCAGACGCTCTCAGAGCGAACGTCCATGAGCTTCACCGTACCAACGGCCCACGGATGCCAACCGATGGCGACAGTCGTGGAGTAGTTGGCGCGATAGCCAGACGGGATAGCGGTGTTCGACGTATCGTTGGCCTGAGGGACCTTGTTCGACTTGACGATGGTGACGCCAGCCACGGTGCCCATCTGGCCCGAAGCGTAGCTACCAACGCCACCCCAGTCCTTGTTGATGAGATCAGTCTTCTGAACCATCAGGTAGTACTGGGCGGGCTTCACAGCCACATAACGTTCAGCCTCAGGGAGACCCTTCTCATCGAAGGACTGAGCCATGCTGTAGATACCAGCCGCGAGGAGGGCAGCGTCCGTAGCGAAGTTGGCCTGAGTGGCCGAGCCACCGCCGTTACCGCCAGTGATCGTCGCAGAGGCGCGGGCAGCGAGGACGAGGTTACGGGCCACGTTGCGGTCATACTGATCCGCGAGGGCTTCACCCATCTGCTTCGCGTACTCACCACGGACATCGTAGTGCGACTTGAGTTCATCGATCTCAGCGATGTACTCGTTAGCCAGCAGAACGTCATCGATGGTGATCACACGCTCGTTCTGGAGGATCGAGTTGCGACCAACAATTTCGTTGCCGGGAGTGTGGTAACCAGCAGTCGCCGTGCCGATGGCCGGGAACTGGTAGGACTTACCCTGCGAGATCGACTTCACACGGTGCTTATCACCGAAGACGTTGGCAAGGTTGAAGGAGGCGAGGACTTCGCCAGAGAACATCTTAAGGAAGAGGGCTTCAGCATCGCCAGCCCCGTTAACCTGACCGACACGGGTCAGAGTTGCGTTAGACATTTAGTTTCTCCGTGTAAGGATTGAGGGAGGTTTTCACCTTCTCGAAACTCACACGCTGCACAGCGAGATTGTCCTACGATTATTCCCCCTCAGGGGAGTTCGCGGGGTCAAGAGTATCGCGTAGTGGTTCTTAGAAGTCACCGACGAGAGGTCAGTGTGACTATGGACACGGAGTAGAAAACTGAGACGGGCTGGATGCCGAAGCAGAGCCAGTTCCCGTCTGTACTTATTTGACCTTGAGTGTCTTCACAGGAAGACCAGTCGAGGTATCGATCTTGGCTGCGATCTTCACAGCCTCAGTTGCAGAGGCTCCAGCGTACATAGCCGCAAGCGCATAAGGCGCACCGCTGCCAATAGCCCAGAACTTAGCACCGCGAGGAACAGGCAGTACACTCCCATTCTCCATCTCACGTACCCGTCCTCGCGGGTCGATGATCAGTGCGCTGTACTCGCCCTTGGGAGGAGGGCACTCGTCATCACCGTAACGCACCCAATCAATAAAGGACTGACACGCTGCAACAGAACCAGCGGTCCCGATTAGGTGTTCACCGACACGCCTGATCTTCTGGTAACTACCGTGGACTTTGGTGGAGCCTAAGGTGACAAGACTGTCACTAGCGAGGACACCTTCACGGTATGCGATTGTAGTCACTGTTTCACCATCCTTACGACCTTCTCGATTGTACGTCCCCCGATGTATCCACCAAGGCACAACAACACTGTGTCGTAAGTCCATTCTAGAATAAGATCACCAGTCCTTACTGGAGGAACTCCAAACCATGAAACCAGGATTGGCATCAATAGGGAGTAGAAGAGCAATACAAAGGAGAACGATATGGCGACAATAGGACGCCAGTTTCGTTGTAGCCAATCCTCTCCAGTGATCTCTGCTTTGAGAACACTTGCTTGGGTTTCAGCAACTTCGCTGAGCGTGGAGAGAATTTCCTTTTCGACGGCAGCGCGTACCTCTGCTTCCGTTGCCTTACGGTTCTGCATTGAGACAAAGACATTCAGCACCTTGTCAATGAGGGGTCCTGCCAATAGCTTCGTCAGCAGCGCAAACACGCTAGTGCTTCTTTCCGACAGGGGTTGTGGTCATGAAGCGGAGGATCATAAACACCACAGTGGTGGACAAGATGATCCACGGCGCTGCCTCAGGACCAAAGTACTGGTCCCACTTCAGTCCACGGAAGTAGTCGAACATCTCAGCGAAGAGAGGGAGGATGGCAGACCATGTTGCAGTGATGACTGCGAAGGACTGTGTCCTCCAGCCCTTAAGCTGAGGAATAAATAGTACGGCCACAGAGACCGCAATGAGTAGAGCAATGATCCACATTATTTCCTCTTGAAGAGAGCCATGATGATTTCAAGGATCAGGAGGAAGAGAGGCTTGCGTTCAGTCCCACCAGCGACCACAGGTGCAGCAATAGTTGCCCCGTTGTCGGGCTTGAGGAACAGCTTGCGTTCATCGTGACGCCTGTTCAGTAGTCCTTGGACCACCCTGCCTCCAGCCTTCTTCCATGAGAGGAAGGCATCAGCAGCACCAGATACGTCACCAGCATTGAGCTTCCTGACAAGAGAACTCTCAGAGAATGCTCCGGGTCCAATGTTGTAGCATAGAGACACCATAGCGCCTCTCATGTTCTCGTTCACCGGAACCTTCACTACATTGTCCACAACATCCATGAACACGATGAGGTCCTTCTTGAGGATTTCACCAGCTTCATCCTGAGTGATAACCAAGCCAGCCTTGACCGTAGGAGGACCAGCCCTTGAGGTATGTCCATAGCCGATAGTCCACACGCCTACGATATCACGGTAAGCAGTGAGCTTGCAGCCCTCCCACCGTTTGATGAGTGAGAGGGCATCATTGTTAATGGGTTTTGTCATTACCTAAACAGGTTAGTGGACCGAGCCACCTTCTCCTGTACCTTCCGTTTGAATGCGGGATCGTTACGATACTCAGGCTTCTGCATGTCAGCGACCATCTCAAGGTCGTTGGCATAGAAGTCACCACCAACACCAGCACCACCACCCATAGCGAGGGAGGGGTCCTGACCATTAGCAGCGACATAGGCAGACTTGAGTGCAGTCATAGCCATACGCATCTGAGAGGGGTCACCAGACGAGATCATCTGGTTGTACATTGCAGCATCAGCGTAGTTCGTAGCCGCCCACTGGATCATCTGCTGGAAGCCTTCCTGACCACCAGCGATCTGGACTACCTCGTTACGGACGCTGTCAGCTTCTCCCTGCTTGAGGCGGATGAAGTCATCCACGACAGCCTTGGGGATACCAGCTTTCTCTAGAGCGGTGTAACTCTCGTCCTTGAGCTTACCTTCAGCGAAGAACTCTTCAGACAGCTTGTCCACATCGAGGCCAGCATTGGTGACAGCCTGAGCTGCTTGCTGGTCGATAGTGAGATCACTGTTGGGAGCCTTAGGCTGTTCCTGAGAGGCGGGCTTGTCCTCAGTAGCTGCAGGAGCGGTGCCCTGCTTGAGGCGCGTCAGTTCAGCCTGTGCTTCCTTGTAGGACTTGGCGAGGTCCTCAGGGGACTTGAAGTTCTCAGGGAGCCATGCGGGGCGGTCATTCGTCGGAGACTGGGCGGGAGCCTCAGGTCCGGTCTGCGGGACGTTGATCCCTACTTCCATGTTAGAGGTTCTCGATCACAATCTTCTGATTGCCCGGACCAACAATCTCCTTCTTACCGACTACGCGGCGCTCAGAGATGTTCGGGGCAGCGGCTTCAACAGCAGCTTCCTTGGAGGGCTTGGCTGCTTCTTCCTTGGCGACAGCATCAGTGATGCCGATCTTGGTAATGTTGGCGTTAGCCACTAGGGTTTCCTTCTTGTGCTTGGTTAGCGACATCTTGTTTCATCATACCACCAGCTTGGTTGATGACCTGAGGCCCAAGCCTGTTCATCATCTCAAGCTGCATCTGCTGTTGACGTTCAGCGGCAATCTCTTCCTCCGACCTGATGAGGTTGGAGATGTCGAGATCCAGAGCAACAGCACGGCGGCTCATGTACTCACCAATGTTGAGGTACTGAAGCGCCTGAGGGCCGAGCATCTGAGCAAGACCACCAAGGAACACATCGAGCTTCTGTAGATCGTGTCCACGACCAAGAGCCTCGATACCAGTCACGATGACAGGGTTGATGCCGTTAGGGAGAGCCGGGAGCTTGAACTCAGCGGCCTTTGGTTTCTGTAGTTCTGACAGTACAGCCTTGGCAAAGGGAAGCTGGAGGTGCTGCGCGAACATGGCATAGGTGCCACCAAGCGCATCGTCCAGTTCACCAGCCATGTACCTGATCTCCTCTGCGGTGACACGATCACCATTCCGCTGGATGGCAGAGTTGAGGAGGAAGGCGAAGGCCAGGCGCTGCTCGAGGGACTTGATCATCTCCATCGAAGCGCGGAGGTCAGCCCACTTATCGAACTGGAGCATACCCACATCGTCAAGGGAACCAGCGACAACATCACCAGTCTCAGCCTTGGCAAGAGTACGGGCATTCGTGACACCACCGGGACGCACAAGAACCACGGCCTTACCAGTGACCTTAGAGGCCAGCGTGACAGACTTGGTCAGCGTCTCCAGTGACATCAGGTCACCGTAGTACTGCTCGATGTAGGAACGTCCGTAGTCCTCGCCATCCACGAAGGACCAGCGGAGGAACAGGAAGGGCATCTTGTTCTCAGGGTAGGAACCCTCAGAGCCAGCAACCTTCTTGTTGTTGAACTCTTGTTGTACCTTGTACTGCTTTGCCTTAGCGTCCCACTTGATGTGGGTGTAGAGGAAGAGGTTGGACTTGGATGCACCCTTGGCATCAGAGCGGTCACTGGTGAGGTTCTCTCCAGCGAGGGCAATGATTTCCGGGGGAGCGTTGTCTAGGTCTACACCTTCCTTGATCACAGCTTCCGTGACAAAGCCAGTGGCATCACGGCGCACAACATACTTGTCTAGGGAGAACATCCTGCCGCCGTACACAGCATCGACCAAGAGGCATACGTTGCCGCCTACGATCAGATGCTTGAAGACGGGGTCCATGATGGGACGGATTGTCTTAGCTTCCATCCACCGCTTCATGCGGTTCTCGACCTTCATTAGACCTTCAGCGACTACTGTCCTGAGAGCATCTCCTGACGCACCCTGCGCCTGTGCCAGTTCATCTAGCTCCGCATCCCCTAGCTGCATACGAGCAAAGGGAGCATTGACAGGGAAAAGCGAGAGGAGAAGCTTAGATGCAAGATTGTTCACGCCACGCGCACCAAGAGACTGGTATGGTGTGTCGTATGTTGAACTCTCGTTTGCACCCTCAAGGGGGAAGAGGTGAGGGATCGTGAGCTTTGCACAGCTTCGCGCCCTCTCCAGATATGTATTCCTCTTCCCTGACAGAGCCTCATACCGACTTGAGGCAGTCATCAGTTATTCCTTATTGTTATCGCGGGATATTCAGACCACCGACAGGGATGGTCAGCGAACTACGCCCACGCCGCTTGGCAGAAAGCTGATCACCCTCACCATAGCCCTCGTCAATCACCGGGGTCTGGGGCTTCTCATCAGAGGCGGGAGGCGGGGGAGGCGCGGGGGCCTTGGGTGTCTTAGGGGTTTTCATGCACATTGAGGGGGTCCTCGTTCTGTTGTTCTTCGTAAAGCGCCCTCAGGTGCGAGATGACCTCCATCGCTCCCCTAGCACGGTGTACTTGTGCAGCAATGTGGAAGGGATGGGTTTCATCTGTGGTGTGGGGAGGACGGGGGGAGTAGACCTGATCGAGGTAATCGAGGAGGTCCTTGGGAATAGGTGGAGCCTTAAACATAACTGTTGGTTCCTGTTATATGGGGGAGAAGATTAGGGTTTTACCCCTAACCTTCTGACACCATTGGATAATCACTTCTCTAGAGACCGCACCAGACGGTCCAGATACCAGCGGGCCTTCTTCAGGTCCTCTAGCTTCTTCCCTTTGAGTGGCGCACGGGACACATACTTGAGTACATTGCCTACCAGTGGGGCTTCCTTGCCGGGATAGAACTCGCACACCTGTTCAATGTATTCGATTGTCTCCACCTTCCCTGAGTTGTAGTGGGATGGATTGTTGACTGCATCCATAGCTTCCTTCGTAGGAATGCCGAGAGGATTAGGGTCGTAGTAGTCCCCCATGTAATGATCTCCTACTGGCGTGTTCTTCACGTGGCCGAAGCCATATCTGTCGGTAACCAAAGCTTCACCTCCTTCTTCCTGTAGTCATAGTCAGTCGCCCTGAGGATGCGGGCGCACCTAGCTTGAACAAGAGCGTCATCCTCAGTCAGCCCCTTCTTCTCATAGGCAGCAACAACAGCTTTCCATGAGGGGTCTTCCAGTACCTTCTCAGCACCCTTGGGGCCACATCCGGGGAGACCGGGGTAGCCGTCAGTGGTGTCACCAGTGAGTGTCTGGTAGAGGTGCCAGTAGTCAGCTTCCTCAGTTGAGTAGAAGACTGGCTCATCGTCCTTGTCAGGGTTCCATACGTAGCCGGGGATGGTCTTCATGTCCTTGTCGATGGAGACGATGATCTTCTGCCCACGGATAGCGGAGGGGTGGGTGGCAAGGATGCCGAGAATGTCATCGCCCTCAAGACCAGGACGCTGGTAGCTTTCCCACACGCCCTCCATCCACTGCTTGAGTGGCTTGTAGGCTAGAGGCTTCCGCTTGGACTTACGGTTCCCCTTGTAGTCAGGGTAGACGGTCTTGCGGAAGTTGGTGCTGTCGGAGAAAGCAATGACGGCATCAGCAGAGAACCTCTCCTGCCACCCCATTACCTTAGTCTCGACCAGAGCCTTGGCCTCATCGAGGTTGGAGTGAAGGGTCCACAGGTCTTCACCCCAGTCGATTTCTTGTTCAATTGCGGATGTAGCTTCGTAGCAGACGATGTCACCATCGATCAGCAGCGTCAGGTGTTCCAATGCTTATCCTCCTCTTCCTCATCAATGAACGCTTGCGGGATGCCGTACTTCTCACGCACGTATGGCGCATACTCATCGAGCCAGAGACGCTCGACAGCGGCAGGGGCATCGTCACGCCACACGCGCTTGAGCCAGTTGATTATCGTTCGCAACATTAGAACCTCCTATATGTGGGACGAGTTGGTTAAAGAGATGGCGGGCTTCGTTTGCGTTCATCTCGTACCACTCACCACTGACCTCTTTGTAGTGTCGGTGGAAAGCAGCCTCGATAGCGTGAACGTCATCAACGTGGACGGACCACTCCAGAACAAAATCACGGAATGGGCTGTAGGTCTGATAAGAGGCGAACCGCTTATTGACATCGACGGCCTTACCTACCTTCGCCATTCCCGGCCATGCAGGGTTAGTGATGCAGTAGATGTAGCCAGCCTTGGACTTGTCATCCTCGACCAGAGCTTCACCGAAGAACCCATCGATGATGTAACGTCCTGCTTTCCAGAGAGGATGTTTACGGGAGACATATTGCCCATTAACGAACATACGGTTAGAGTTATGCTTCTTGTTGAAGCAATCCATACAGCTATAATGACGGTTATCTTGGAAGTGCTTGGTCCAGTTATTGCCAACCACAAGATCGACGCCACAATCAAAGCACTGCATTAATGAGTTTCCTTCCAGTTCATTCCAACCTCATAGTTACCAGCCAGCGGACACTTGAACCCAAGCTTCTCGCCAGCCTTCTTGATTGCATCAGCAGCGGTCTTACCGACCACCTCAGCGATGTCAGGTCTGCACTCAATCTGAACTTCGTCATGTACTGTAGCGACGAACTCATAGTCCCAGCCCGGAACGTATCCAGCAGCCTGAAGGTCTTCATCCATCGTCACCTGTGCCACCTTCATCGCAACAGCCCCGGCGCTCTGTAGAAGAGTGTTCAGTGCTGAGTGTGTAGAGCGGCAGGACAAGCGACGACCATCGATCCCCTTAAGTCCACCTGTAGCCTTCACCTTCGCAGCCACCTTCTCAGTGAGGGTGCCGAGCGCAGGAAGATTACGGAGGAACTTGCGGCGTGACTTCTGACCAGCCTTGCGGATGTCTTCGTCACTACCCTTGGCTCCAAGGATCAGGCCAAGCTTGTGGTCACCAGCGCCGTAGATGAAGGCGTAGAACCAGGTCTTAGCCATGTCGCGGTGTGTCGTAGGATCGGAGCCTATAGCCCTACAGTTGACCGAGTGCATGTCCGTACCCTTGGACTTGTCACCCGACAGTACGACTTCAGTGTATTCACCGTTGTCATAAGCGGCCATGTAGTGAGCAAGGCAGCGAAGCTCCAAGGCGTCAGCGTCACAGCCCACAAGCTTCCATCCCTTACGTGGGACGAACAACTCACGGAAGCGTTCCCCGTAAGGAGAACGGTTGGCAGGGACCTGGGCCATGTTGGGCTTGCGATGCGTCATGCGTCCGGTAACAGCACCGTTGGTGATCACCTCACCATGGATGCGTCCGTTACGCTCACGCTTCATCAGCCCTTCACCGCCTTCAGCCAACTGACCGAGACGCTTCTGGATCAGGAAGTACTCAGCCAGTAGCTTGGCCTCAGGGTAGTCGAGGGACGCAAGAACGTCATCGTCTACCTTAGCCTCACCACTGTCAGTGAACTCCTTTGGTTCCCAGCCATGCTTCTCCTTGAGGACCTTGGCGATGTGGTGTCTAGAGGATGGATTGAACTCCACCGTCTGGGCCTTGTAGGTAAGCTGGCCCTTCACATAACCGCGTGTCTTGTTGTTCGTCTTGGGGACGAAGGGGGTCTTCACTTCCCACGGCGGGAACATAGTCATCAACTGCTTCTCAAGCTCGATGCGTTTGACGAGAAGCTCCTGATGCAACTGCCCTGCCTTCTGCATGTCGAAACCAAAGCCGTTCTGTTCCTGACGGAAGATGACCTCAGCGACACGATGCTCAAGCTCGATGCAGTAGTCAGAGTATCCGTGTTGCTCCTTCCGCTCCATCAGCTTGTGGTACAGCTTGGCGGTAACCTCGATGTCCTGTTCGCAGTAGTCCTGCATCTCCTGCGACCACTCAGCCCATCCACCCTTGTAGTCACCCTTGTACTCACCGATGCGGTAGCCGAAGGCTTCCAGTGAGTAGCGACCAATGAGCTTCTTGGGGAGCTGTCCCTTCTCAGCGAGACCGTAGTCCATCTTCGCAATCTCAGGGAAGATGAGACGGGCAAGGATCAGGGTATCCATCAGCTTGGCCTTGGGCTTGAACCAAGGGTACACCTTCTGGATAGCGGGGATGTCGAACTTGAGGATGTTGTGGCCGATGAGGACATCAGCCTTCATCAACAGCTTTACACCAGGATCGATGCTGTGGGGGTTACATGAGAGTACCTCTCCAGTGTCGAGGTCCTTAATCACCAGACAGTGGATGCGGTCCAGTTCATCGAGGAGACCATTGGTCTCAATGTCGAATACGAGTGTTGTCATTACGATCTCCCTTAGAGAAAGAAAAAGGGACCCGAAGGCCCCAGTTGTTGATTTAATGTGGCGACCCGCGATCAGATAGTAGCCTTCGCGTACCTCCTGATCTTCCCCTGTTGCCTGTTACGGCTGGCCTATCCCTCACTGCCACTATTGTCACCGATACAATACCCATCCCACTTACTATCGCAGGACAGGTCCATACATGGGTGAAGCAACAGCAAGCAGCTAGTCACCACAGCGACTAGTGTTACTAGGATGTGCGTCTCCTTCTAGTTGTTCATCAGTGCGGGCCAACTAACAGGGAACGGTGATCTTACTCATCGTCCTCCTTATCGTGTTCAGCGATTGCCTGTTCAGCAGCGGTGCGGAGTACTGACATCAAACCAATCCGCATGAACTGGTACATGGTGTCATCGTCCATCTCGAAAAGGATACGACAGCCACCATCAGCAGTGTCGTGGATAGAGACTACTTCTATTCGCATGTCTTCTTCCCTGTCTCCTTGTCAATGTAACAAGCTGCACCCTCACCTTCCTGAGGTGCAGCGTTGAGGATACCCATACGCTTACCAGCAGCACGGAACGTGGTTGCTCCTTTGCAGCCACCCTTCCATGCCCTCATGTAAACGTCCTTGAACTCGTCGAAGGTTACGTTGTCACCGACATTACAAGTCTTGCTGACTGCGCTGTCGATCCACTCAGACACAGCAATGAGTGTGTCCACGTGTTCGGTTACGCTGCACTGGTCGGCGGTTCGACCACGAACACCGAATACGCGCACCCCATAGTCATCAACTCGTTCAACGCGGGGTCCTTCGTATGTCTGGATTGTTCGGTCGAACCCGTAGCTGAACACTGGTTCGATACCGGACGAGACATTGTCGGCAGCGAGGGAAATAGTTCCAGTTGGAGCGATGGAGGTGAGGTGGGAGTTTCGGATACCGTGTTCTTCGATTGCATCTTTCACATCCTGATCAAGCTTCTCGATGAAGGAGCCAGCGAGGTACAGGCTCTTGTCGAACAGCGGGAATGGTCCCTTCTCCTTCGACAACATAGTGGAAGCCCTGTAGACCTCATTGGTGAAGTAGCGGGTCAACGTAGACAGGTACTTGATGAACTCCGGGGAGCCGTACTGGTAGCCGAGAGCTTCCAGAGCGTTGGCAACTCCGGTGAACCCAAGGCCCATCCTTCGCTTCGCCTTAGCTTCCTCATACTGTTCAGTAAGAGGATACAGCGCACGATCCACGATGTTGTCCATAGCGCGGACCACAACAGGGATGTCCTTGTCGAACTGTTCAAAGTCGAAGTAGTACACTGGTTCACTGAGCGAGGTGTGTTCAGCAACCTTGATGTATTTCACCAGATTGAAACTCCCAAGCAGACACGCACCGTTGGGAGGTAGTGGTTGTTCTGCACCAATCTAGATCACCGATTTGCAGTGTATGATCTAGATGTGGACTGTCGCATCTACGGGCAGTAGACGGCTTTAGTTTGTTAGTTGGTTTGTGTGGTTGAGATAGTCTTTTTCGAGGTAAGTCTTGAGCGCGTGACAGTTCTTACAGAGAACCTGACACTTCCGCATCTCCTCTTTGATCCTTGCTAGGCTCCAAGAAGGTTCAATCGCTCGACTGTTCGATTTGATCTGTCTGTTCCGTTTGTCCTGCGGGTTGACATGATCTAAGTCGTACTGGACTGGATGTAGGTGTTTAACCCCACACGACACACACCCCTTCATTGTCTTATATCGGGACATGAAAGCTCTGGTGTATCGTCTGTGCTTGCGTAAGCGATCCAACGTACAAGTTTTACAAGTGTGTTGTGGACCGATACGATTACCGCCTCTGAAGGCGAACTGATCCTGTGTAAGATGCTTCTTACAACAGGGGCATTCTTTTGTTTCTATTGTACATACTCCAGATAGGAGCCGTACTGCCCGTAGCCTCTCCGCTCAGTCTCTCACGCTGGCATTACCCTTGCGCCCTGTCGTTCCTGCAAGAACTTCCAAGTCAATCAGGAGAGGTTTTAAATCCGCATGTGTGGTGAAGTGTTCTCTTACGGATTGGTGGCTGCGATGTCTTCGCAGTACCACAGGTTATTCATCTCGTTGATGCGGTCGATGAACAGAACTCCCGGCTCAGCCCAGTCCCAAGTGGAGCGCATGATCTCGTTCCACAGGTTCAGAGCGTTGATGGTCCGGTACTTCTTTCCGTTCCACACCAGGTCGAAGCCCTCGTTCTTCTCAACAGCTTCCATGAAGGCATCAGTGATACCGATGCTCACGTTGAAGTTGGTGAGATGATTTGTATTCTGCTTAGCTCTGATGAACTCCTCAATGTCAGGATGGTCCACCCGCAGCACACCCATCTGTGCCCCTCGCCTGTGTCCAGCGGATGCCACTGTCCCACACACTGCGTCAAATATCCGCATGAACGACACCGGACCCGAAGCGGGGGAGCCAGTCTTTGCGATAATGTCTCCACGCGGGCGGATGGTTGAGAAGTCATAGCCAATACCACCTCCAAGTCTCATCGTCTCAGCAGCAAACTTAGCTACGTCCATGATACCAGACATACTGTCAGGGATCGTCGGAGACACGAAGCAGTTAAACGGAGTTACTTGTCGAGCGGCACCGACAGCAGCTTGGATACGACCAGCCGGAAGAAATCGCTGATCAAGTAGGATGTCACGAATAGCATGGAAGTGCTCGTCACTATCCTTCATACCGTCAGCGATACGAGTACACTTGTCACGGTGGACCTCGCCTTCCTGACGATACTTCATCGTGTCGATTTCGATAGAGATTGGGAGGGTGGGACCCTGCATTCTTATATCCTTATGGAAGAGTGGTGTTCTTTTGTTCCTGCACCAGCCTCGCCAGCCATCCATTGATGCCAGCGAGAACGGGGCCTGTGATGAGAAGAGGACGTCCAAGATCAGCGTGTTCAAGCATGATCGAAGGATGCCCATTGTAGT